GACGGATGGCAGAGTAGCCATACAGCACGTCAATACGGCAAGGCATACGGTCGTTGTTGATGTCGTACTGACGGACAACGCGGAGCGAGATACCGTTGTGGACAGCGCGAGAAGCCATGTCCACGCCACCTGGCAGAAGCAAGTCGGCGGTGGCAAAGGTGATCGCGTCCTTGTGGTAGACAAGGTTCTGAGCGTACTGCGTGGCAGCAGAGCCAAGCATCGTCACAACCGCGCCCGAAGCAGGGAACGAGTTCACAGTGGCCAGAGCGTTAGCCGAGGTGTAGATCGCAGGCGAGACGTTCACAGTGGCCGTAGAAGAGCCGGTGGCGTCGGCAGTCACAACGAACTGCTGAAGCGAACCAGTGGATTCACGGGTCTGTGGGTTGACGGCATAGACGCCGGCAATCGTAAACACGTCGCCTTGCTTCCAAGTCTTGGAAGAGCCGGTGAAGGACAGGCCAACCGAAGTTGCGCCTTGAGCCGCGATAGTTGTGGTAATCGTAATAGACGTACCCCAATCACCCGTGGTGTGCTGCTTGATCGACTGAGACATGTTGATCTCGTCGAAGCCCAGAACGCCCGTACCCATCATACCGTTCTTGAACTGCTTGCTAACAGTGTCAGTTGGGTTGAACAGGCCCTTCATGCCCTCGACCAAACCAGCGTTTGCGGCTGGGTTGACGGTGGCAAAGCGGGGAGACATCATCGCCGCGTTTTCGTTGAGCTTCTGTTGGGCTTGCAACAGAACCAGCGAAGTCGAAGGCGTGGTGCCGGGGGTGCCGACCGACGAGTAGATGCCCTTGTACGCATTGGCGACGTCGGCGTCGATGGACGAGGCCAACTGGCTAATACGAGGCTTCAGAACGCGTTCAGCGAAGTCATCCAACTGCATGGTCAGTTCGGCGGAGGTGAAGTTCACGCCGATATGCTTTTGGTTGTTGACGGTCAGCGTGGTGTACTGCTCGTTGTCGTCCTGAACTTGCAGGGCGGCACCGTCAGTGACCAGAGCGCGGTCGGGGAGGCGGATACGCAAAGTGGAACCGATCTTGGCACCTTCAACAGCGAAGCTGTCGTCGTACTGGCGGTTCACGTTGCGGGTGAGCACCAGGTTGTTCTCCAGAATCTCCAGAGACTTCCGAGTGATCATGTCGATAGTAAGAAGCGAATTGGACACAGTGTGTCTCCTGACTTAGCGGTTACGTTGCGCCTCGTACTTCTTGATCTGGCGCAACCGTTCCGCTTCAATCCACTGCGAATCCGTCATGGTCTTGGTAGACCTAGGGTCCGTCGTGTCATAGGCAGGTGATCCAGAGGATCGGGCTGTAACAGGTGCAATCGGTGCCGGGGCAGATGAAGATCGTTTGACAGGGGGATTGTTAGCCAGATTGGCTTCAATTTTCCCTATCTCTTTTGCCTGCAAGATCGGCGGCAGCTTGGAGATCCGATCAGCCTCTTTTGGATTGGTCCCTAGGTGATATGCGATATCAGGGCCAACGTCGGAGTACTGAATGGACTGGGCCATCACGTCCGTGATTTTTAGGTTCGGGTTGTACGCGACCTGTTCAAAGTCATCGTACTTGTTCCGGGCCTCTTCTTCGCGGTCGTGGTAGGCTTCGAGGACGCTAGACTGTTGCTGTGCTGCTTCACGCCGTGCGAGCAATTCTTCGGCCTTACGTTCGGCCAACGCTTCCGCGTAGGCTTCGGTAGTGTCGAAATACTCTGGCGAAGGCATGTCAACCGGAGTTGACCTGACTTGATCTGCTGCACGCTGGGCCTGCTCTCGCTCCCATTTGCGCTGCTCTCTTGCGAGACGTTTGCTGATCGCTTTGTCCAAGTCTTCCTGCGAGAAAGTCTTGGGCGCTTCGTCTGCAACATCTTCCGGCGTTTGATTGTCTACAGATTCAGGTGCCGCCGTGGCTTCCAGTTCTGGCGCGGGTAGCTCCGCTTGGTCGAAAACTTGAGTTTCCTCAGTCATGTAGGGTTCCTAAGAACACCTGGTGTAACGCACCAGTACGCTGACATATTTATCGCACTAAATTTATCGGCGTGCAAGTTAGCCGTTTAGGGGCCCAATACCGAACATTGCGATGTTGTAGAACACATGCCCTGTTTCAATAGGCGGGATATCCCCGAAGTTTCCGGTGATGGCGATAAAGTGGCTAGGACGAAACTGCCTAGATCTGAAAAAACTAAGCCCCATCGACGACCACCGAGAGTCTGTTTCCGTTCGCATCCACCGTCGAGGTAATGCGGTTGGTCACTTGGTTGAGGCCGACAAAGGTCTCGACGCCAGTGCCGGCGCCGGAAACCTTGCCTGCCAATGCAGAGGCCATAATACGCAGGATCTCGGCAGAAGTCAGGCCAGATTCGATAATCTGCGCCCAAACTGCGTCACTGATACCTTGCGGGGTAAGAGCGCCGTAGGACAGGATGTTGGCTGATAGCTCACCGATCGCATAGTTTACGGCGGTCAGGGTGGACGCCCCCGTAGCGTCGGACACTAAATAGGCAATTGCTGTCCGCGTGGCAGACAAGGATGAATCGCCAATAAGCCCTGCCGAAGCCTGAAGCGTGGCAAGAATATTGGCATTGGTGATGTCGCCCGTACCGCTGACACTGGCGATCAGAGACGCGATAAGCAGCATAGCTGCGTCGGTTACGGTTCCAGACCCTGCAAGCGATGCTGCGGCATTAAGACCGCCGGCCAAGTTTGCGGCTACTGGTGACGTAGCTATGATTTGGTTCCCCGACGCAAGAGAGCCAGACTTTTGCGGAATGATCCAGGTTAGCGTTGGATAAGATCCTGTGGGCAAGGAATACAGGGGCAACGCGACGGTGGTCTGGTCTTGATACATCCGGTTGCGGTAGCGGCCAGACTGATTGAAGTTGCTTCTGACTTGGGCGTCGCCCGTCGTCCCGCCAAAATATTTGACGGGGATTTTATTGACGAGCGAATAGTTACCCAGAAGCGCCATCGTTAGCCCCAAACGGTATCAAGCGAACCATAGAACGCGCTGTTGATGGGCGTTGCCGCACCGGCGTAAATCAGCCACTGGAGGTTGGCACCGTCGTAAATCCGAGGCAGCGATGGCAGTTGGTTCAGCAGATCGCGCTCAGACGCCACACCCTGCGCCGTGATTGGCAGCGTTAGGAGCGGCTTGCAAAGCACGACGTTGATACAGCCCGAAGTCATCGTGGCACTAAGGTTGATGGACTGGACAGACAAGATGCCCGTGTCGCCCGCTGCTAGGGGCATGAAGGGGCCATACTTACCAGCACCCGTACCCGAATAGATGATCTGCCCAACGGGAGCCGTGGTTGCGGCAGTTGGCAGAACAGGGGTTGCGGGGGTCAAACGGCCAGCGGCGGCGGCTGGGTTGGTATAGTTAAGCTGGATCGTAGGCGTACCAGCGCCCGTGACAATCGACGGTACGATATAGGCTTGCACGCCCTTGCCATCTGCATAGCGCGGTAGCGTCTGAGTGCCGGTAAAAGTCTGTGCGCCCGTAGTGGTGACGCTGCTGACCGTATAGACGGCCAGTTGGTCGACTAGCATCAGGATGCAAGGCGCGGTCGTAGCGGCTGCTGAATAGGCTGAAGCGTTTAAGATGTTCTTGACGCTGGGCGAGACGTTACCGCCCGTGTAAAGGCCGTTAGGTGTCGCCGTGCCAGTGATGGTCTGCGCCGTGACGGTTTGCGAGATGCTGACGTTGTAGGTACCGCCGTTGTTGGCACCCGTACCCGTACCAAGCGACGTGATGTAAGTACCCGCAGCCACACCCGTTCCAGTGAGTAACATGCCAACCGTGAAACGGCCTGTGCCGTGCGTAGTGTCGGTAAAGACCGTGGTGGCGATCGAGCCGCCAAGCGCGGCGGTAGTGGCCGTGGTGGTTGTGCTATCGGACACCGCTTGGAAGGCCAAGTTGGTCGTCGAGCCAATGACGCTGTTCTGGTACGGGTTTCCGGCGCCCGTGCTTAGATCATACCACGTACCAGCAACCTGCGCGGTGACGGGTAGGGCGTTTTTGTTCCAGTCGCTTCGGTTAAACTGCCCCGCAGTCAAAGCCGAAATGATTTGATCCATTGACTGAAGAGCCATGACTAACCCCAAACTGTTTGAATTATGCCATTTAGCGTCATGCCATTGGCGTTGGTTGTGACGTTTACCAAAAGTGAGAGATACGCGTTATCGGGAATAACAGGAAGGTCCATATAGTCCAGCACCGGAACCCGTTCCGAGGGGGACGCGATCTCTTTTGGCATGATGTTTTCGATAGGCTTGACCAGAACCAGCGCGATCAGGCCAATGTCAACGGCCTGAAACGTCACGCTTTCGATGCTTCGAACGCCAGTATCACCCTCTTGAAGGGTCAAGAAAGGCACGTTTGATCCGTTAGCAGCCGTACCGCCGGATGTCGTTGTTATCAAAGCGCCGACGATATTGCTGTTTCCACAGACCTGTGGGGGTGTAACTCGGCCCGAAACGCCAGCGCTGTTTGTGTAATTGACGATAAAGCGCGGGTTGCCCGTGCCGATCTGACCAGCCATTTGAACGGCAATAATCTTAAGACCTGCGCCTGTCGTATTGCGCGTAAGCGTCGCCGTGTTGTCCAAAAACTGCTCGTCCGTCGTACCCATGTCGATGAACGGGTAGTAGAACTGATAGTCCATCAGGATGATGGGGCCGGTCTGAAGCAAGGTTGTGTTGGCGACCGTGAAGTTCTTGAGGAAGGTTTTGTACCCCAAAGGCGCGACAGGTAGGTTGTGCGGTAGCCCGCCGTTGACGGACTGACCCATAGGGACACCAACCAGCGGGCTGGACGCGTAGTAGAACGGCAGGGGGTTGCCCGCAGATAGCGTGGTGTCGAACCAGCAAAATGTACCCGTCGCGGCGTTTGGCACTTTTCGCCATGTGGCGAGAAATGTTTGGCCCGCTTCTTCGGCGTCAACCAAAGCCTTGACTGACTGAATAGCCATTAGATTTCTGCGCTACCCGCGCCGTATGCCGTTGCAGAGATGTTAGCTAGCACAGGCGCATCTGTGTGGGCGCAAGGCTTGTACACCCGATCTTCAATCAGGAAGACAGGCTCGTTGCATAGCGAACACAGGTACGGGGGAATATCGCCCTTTGCTAGGTTGATATCTTCCACATTAGGTCTCCGTGACGGTTAGCGCACCGATTGAGAACTGAGGCTGGATGCCGTTGGCAACGGTCAAGGCACTATTTAGTGCGCCCGAGTACAGCACGTTACCTGCGCCGGACACGTTGGTGCCGATGGCAACATAGGTCAGCGTAGCGCCCGTGACGCCGCACTGGGCAAACTGAGCAAGAGCGGCATTAGAGGCGGTGTTGCTTGAAATGGTCCAACCCGCCGAGGTACGAATTACGGGAATCCGCACATAGTTGGTGTAGGTCGTCTCGTTGGTGGTCTGGTTGTTGCCAGTGCCTGGGTCTGCCGTGTGCAGGCTTAGATACAGGTTGGTATATGGCGATGAAGCAGCATTATCCGCCATGTTCGCCCAAGGCGTGGCGTTAAAGATCAGCTTCAGAATGTTGCTGGCGGTGGTGAGTGACTTTGCCATTTGAAATCCTTAAGCCCGCAGCGCTGCGAGTTTTGCGTTAAAGGCTTCGCGTTCGGCTGCAAGCCGCTCATTTTCTTCCGTCAAACGTGCCTTTTCCATGCGGATGTTTTCCGCCTCGGCTTCAGCATTAGCCTTGATGGATGCCACTTTGGCTTCCAATGCAAGTTCAGCCTTTTCGGCTTTTGCAAATTTAGAATTTGCTTGATTTAAAGATAAATCAATATTGACCCTAGCCGTTTCCAGCGCAGCCTCGCGTTCGGCCAATGAGTTTTCACGCTCATCAAGCGCATGGCCCTTGTTAATCACGTCGGCCAAGTGAGCTTCGGCATCAGCAAGAATTTTAGCGGCTTTTTTTTCAGCGGCTTTAAGAGATCCGATTTTTTCAAAGTCAGCCTTAACGGCAGCGTATTCTTTGATTTTTTCGTCAAATTTGCCCGTCAACACCAGCGAAACGGCAGCAATGTCGGCGCTCAAATCAACAGACTTAAGGTTTGCAAGACCGTCGATGTCGCTCATGAAATCTCTCGCTTCAGTGGGGGCGGGGGCAGAAATGAACATTTTATTCAGCCAACGGGATGACGTACATATTTCCGCCGGCAGCATCCTGAATGGCGGAAACAGTAATGTCTGAGCCGTCCCCGAAGTTGGTGGGAATGACGATGGGCGCGTTGGCAGGGAGCGCCAGGTCTGCCGTCGTGGCAGTCCCGCCGACCTTGACGTAGGCGACCGTGGTCGTCCAGATCATGAACGAGCCTGAGTAGCTTGGGAACGTCGCGGAGCCTGCCGTTCCGGTATAGGCAACCTTTTGCCCCTTACCGTAAATCGGGTGGCGAATGACGCTAGTAAGAGAACCGGCCATCTATAGCCCCTATGCCAAAAACTTGAGTTTGTAGAGCGTGCTTAGATACAGGCCCACAATCTCGTCAATGATGTTTTGAAGAGGGGTATCTGACTTGTCAAAAGCCTCGTACCGGCACTCTTCTAGTTCCTTTAATTGGTTTTCAAGGAACTCGGTGATGTTAGCCGTTTTTTTCGCGGATTGCAAAGTAATCGGTCCCATCAGGCCATTGCGGCCCTGATAGGCTTCCGCCAGCGAATCAGCCAGGCCCACGATCTCGTCGTAAAACGTGTTCAGGGCGCTGTGCTTAGAGAAGCTGCGGGTGTTCAGATGCACCGAATGGGCCACATCCCGCGCTAAGAACAGGTATCCAATGAAATCGGCTGGGGTCTCACTCATTGTGGCATTTCCTGCATAGGCGGCTGCTCTGGAGGCGGCATTTCGGCGGTTTCATTGCCCATTTCAGGCCCTTCACGACCCGGCATCTCGCCAACAAGTTCGCCGCTGCTCATCATGCCGTGGACCGTACCCATGACAATATCTTGGATCTGTTCGGGCGACATAGACGCTTGAACAGCCGAAATACGCTTGGTTTCAGCGTCGTAAGCCTTAATTTTGGCCTCGAATTGCTTAACTTCGACGTCCTGCGCCTCAATCGAGTTCTGAATGTTCTTAAGAACGCCATGCAGTTGGTCAAGTTCTTGGCCCATGCCTTGAATTTGCTGTTCTGCGGCCTGCAATTCGGGCGATTTGTCGTCGTCAGACAGCAGTTTGGGATCAATGGTCTTGCGGAAGCGCTTTGCCATCTCTTGCGCCCCCGGCCAGTCCATATTTTTGACAAATAGGTCGCCTGCGACCTGCCAAAGTTCAGGATTGCCCTGCAAAAGCTGCGCCATGCCGTCGAGCGCTTCTTGGCGCTTGGTCATGTAGCTTGGGCCGGTGGTCACAATCACATCGTACTTGCCGACGCTGGGATTGTAGATCTTTTCGAGGACAATGCCGTTCTCGTCTTGGATCTTTTTGACGGGTTCTTGCTGGTCAGGATTCAATTTGACCATGCCGACCTCGCCGTCGAGGCCCACAATGCGGGCCACGCGCTGCGTGTCGTAGATTTTGGGGATCAGATCGACAAGTTGGCGCGTAACATGGCGAATAGCGCGAGCAAGATTGTCCACGTAATGATATGTGCCCGTATCACCCTGTTTTTCACGGGCGAGAATGGCCTTTCCGGATCTCTCATTGCTGGTCGCCCCTAGGCTGGAGTCGTATTGGCCGGTGGTGGACTTGATGTCATCCGACGCGCCTGCCTTGGCTTGCAGGAGGCCGCTGGACGCCATTGGAGGCTGCGCCCGCTGCGGAAGTGGCAGCATGTTGCCAGCGCCGTCAGTGACGTCGGGATTGACTTCCAAATACGGCCAGTTGTTGGTGTTGGCCGTCTTCCAGTTCATCTCGTAGCCTTCAAACTGGCCACCATAGCCAATGAAGGGTGCCTTGGGTGCCAAGGCCAGCATTTCTGCCTCTTGGCTGACCCAGTAGTTGTACATGCGTTGGGCGTCCTTGGCGTTACGCACCAAGCCCGACACATACATGCGGCCATCGACCTCAAACTCGTTACCGACCACGCGCACGACGGGGATCCACTTGCCCGCCCATTCGCGCTCTTCGAGGATCTCGAAGCCGTTGGTCTTGCACCACATGACCTTCTTGCGTTCGGCCATACGCGAGCGCAGAGGTTTGCCGTACATGGCCGCAAGTTGCTTGTCTTCGGGCGTACCGTCAAAAGCGGTCTGGTTGTCGGGGTAGAGGTTGAGCTTTTTGTGGTCGGTCTCGTAGTAGAAATATTCCGCAATCCGCACCGTGTTGTCGCCTAGCCACTGGCCGATGCTTTGATCGCCCACGCCTTGCGACATGAGCGAACTGACGGGAATGGCATTAGGAAACTGATAGGCGTATTCGGCCTTGGTGATGTCTTCGGTGATGAAGCACCATTTGGCGTCGGAACCGCAGGGATCTTGAATCGTCGGGTCCATGTAGACGCTAAACGAGTTGCGGATGCGCCCGATCAGGATGTCTTGGTCAAAACTATCGTCGCTGCAATAGTCCGTCAGGACGCGCAGGTAGCCTTCGCCGTATGTGACCTGGTTGTCACAGGCCGTGTCGTAAGCCACGTCGGCATCTGAGATGTACTCAATGTGCCGCACCATGCCGTCGAAAATCTCGGCAACTTCAACGTCGCCCTTGTCGTCGGCGGGGATGACCTTGCCGCTGGGGCGGTTCTGACGCTGCTCGTTCGTCACCTGACGCACATGCTGGGGCAGCTTGTTGATGGTCAAGCAGGGCCGCGCATTGATCGTCTGGCCCTGCACCGAACCACGGGTAGCCAAGACGTCTGCGGGCCATTGCCACTGGTTGTCGGGGCTACCCGCCATGAAGCGCAGGTCGTCCAACTCGTCCTCACGGGACTCACTATAGGACGAAATCGCCATGTCGAGGCGCGTCCGCATAGTGCTTAGGCGGTCGCTGTTGCCCTTTTCGCCGGGGGCATTGCCGCCGACGTTAGCTACCTGACCGGCCTTAATGATACCCGTGCTGTCCATGCGCGTTACTTTTTGCCTTTTTGGGCCGCTCGTTTGGTCGCATACGCGATGGCAACGGCCTGCTTAATCGGTTTCCCGGCGTGCGCTTCGGCCTTCACGTTGGCACGAAACGCTTCTTTGCTGGCAGACTTCTTAAGCGGCATCTTACACGCAGTGGATAAGGGCGTAGTTGATGATCACGGCTTCCGATTGCGACGTGGCCGTCAGGTTGCGAAGCGTGATGGCAGCGACGCCCGCACCCAAGGAACTGGTGTAGGTCGTGTAGGTGGTGGCGTCAGCAACCGAACCAGCAGACACGTTCAGAACCAAAATGTCGTTGGAGCTGATCAGGCTGTTGTTCAGGTTGAACGTCACAGCGGTGTTGCCCGCGAGCGCGGCGTTGTTCAGGGTAATGCGGCCTGCCGACTTGTTCAGCGTGACGGCGGTGGCCTTGCTGGTCAACTGCGTGACCGCGCCTTGCGCGTCGGCGGTGTAGCCAAACTCGTTAGAGGAGTAGATCTTGTCTGCTCCAATGATGTTCTGATCTTCATACGCGACGCCGATTGGCTTAGTGTTTACGGACATATCAAGACCCCATCCAGGAATTGGTTACACTGCTGCCGGCAGAATACGCGCGTTTAGTCTCTTTTGCAACATAGGTCCGGTGCGCAACCGGAAAAGCGAAGGTGACGCAGATCGCGTCGGCGGCGTCGGGCGAGGCCAGTCCCCGTGCTTTCATGTCCTTCTTGCTCTCAAGGAAGATTGACCCCTTGCTGTCGGGCTTCATGAGCGGGCTAATCAGGTCGGTCTTTAGATAGCGATCACTAGGTATTGAGGCGGTCTTGAGCCATTCGCGCATCTCGCCCCACATCTCGGCCCGCTTGTTGCCATACATGAGGGGGTTCTTAGCCTTGTTGCCGAAGTTGATGCCCTTGACCTTGTAGCGCTGCTCCTTGAGCCGGTCCACGACGCCTGCCCCTAGCCCGCCTTCGTCGATCACGACCAGAGCCGGATTGTACTCCTCGATTGCCTCGATTACGCGTCCAACCGATTCCATCGTGTCATCGCCGCGAAAACGCTTAATGGCAATAATGTCCCGCCCCTGACGTACAGCAATAACGGTTGCGTCTGCGCCGAAACGCGCCGGATCAACACCAATGACGATGGGTGCTGTCTGATCCTTATAGCGCTCACGCTTCATCGCCTCGTCTACGGTTAGGTTCGAGATGAACTGATCGTCCCCGGCGTTGGGGAACATCCCGTAGACCTCGACGTGAGCCTGGCTTGAATCGGGGCCGTACTCATCAATGATCTGTTGATACACCGCCTTGTCGGTGCCTTCAACGCTCCGCGCATCGACGATCTTGTTCTTCCAAAAATCGCGCTTGGAATTGAACGCCTCGTAGAAGTAGCCCGTATTACGGCGCGGGTTGCTGAACGCCAGCCAGAAGCGGTTGGGGGTGTTCTCGGTAAAAAACCCGCTTGCCACCGCCCAGATGCTGTCGTCGATACCGCTGGCCTCGTCAAACACCAGCAGCACACCTGCAAAGTTATGCACACCCGCGTACGAGTCGGGGTTCTCGGCGCTCCACAGCCGCCCTTCGACGCCCCAGTAGCGGGTGCCCATCTTGAGATCCCGCTCGACCAGTTCGGTCAGCCACTTGGCAGGCAGCACCCGCGTGGCGCTAACCTCAAACCAGTGGGTGTTCAGGCTCATGGACAGCCACTTGGTAATCTCGGCCCATGTGACCGAGCGAAGCTGCGATTCAGAGTTGGCCGATACAATGGTCGTCGATCCAAGCCGCGTCGATAGCATCCAGATCACTAGCCATGAGACGAGCGCAGACTTCCCGATACCGCGCCCCGATGACGTCGCCATGCGGAAGGTGTCGAAATCCACCTTCCCATTGTTCTGCCTGATGTGTTCCTTCAGATCCGACAGGACTTCCCTCTGCCATTTGCGCGGTCCCGTAAAGTGTTCGAGCGGTGTGCCCTTCTGGCCCCAAGGAAACGTAAACATAACGAATGCCAGCGGGTCGTCCTTGATGGCCGGCGACCATAGCCGACTCATCAACTGCATTTCTTCGGCGGAGCTATACTGGGTGGTTTGCATTATTTCGGCTTCTTGGCCGCTCTAGCACGGAACGCGGCAGTGTCAGCGGCCATGACGTTGTGCAGCTTTTCTTCGGCTGCGGCGGCAAGTTCGTCGTTAGCGTAGGTTGGAAACTTGATGCCAGAGCGCATAGCTTCACGAAACGCCGTTCGCGGCTCTAGCATTGCGCCATGCCAATAGGTAGGAAAATACATGACCCCGCTAGGCGTACCCATACGCGCCCCAAAGAATGTCGTAAGGTCTTTGTTGGGCTGCGTCAGGAACGTGCCGCGATCCAAGTTGTTGCGGTGGTACTGGATGGCTGCAAGTTCTTCAGGCGTCAGATCCTTGGGCAGCGGTGTGTAATAGCTGGGTACGGCTTCACCATCCATTGTCTATCTCCTTTTTGGGCGTTGTGCCGTCCGTCAGCACGGAGTACTCGGCGTCGACAACCTCTAGCACGCGCTGGTTGGCCTGCTCAAGCGCCTGGGTGATGCTGATGCGCTGGTCGACGTCGATGTTGATCTGCTGCTTGGCTACCCAGCCATGCTGATGCTTGAGGATCTCCAGCGCCGACTTTGCATCGCCGTTCAGCGCCGCTTCGTGGAGCGCGT